CATCGTAGCCAAAAGCCGACATCATGGCAAACAGAAAGTAACCAGCAAAAATAGCCACTAAAGACATAGGCCTTATGTTTTTAGATAGCCAAGAATCACTAGCAAGATCAGCTTTCCAACGATCAGATATATTGTTTTGCTCGTTCATGTCAGCGTTTAATTCAGCTAACCGACCTTCTTGTTGCATCTTTAATAGTTCTTGTTGTGCCTTGGCTTTGGCTTCAGGGTCAGGAACAAACTTGTCTAGGACTTTCATCCCAACATCAAATAGTGCCATTAACGGTAACATTAAAACGCCCCCAAAATAAACTTTAGCCACAAGGTCACAACAAGCGCAGCAACAAAACAATAGAACTGCACCCTTCTAACTGCTTTCAAATCGTGCTGGAATTCTTCGTTATTTTTGCGTTCCATGTTTTCAATGTCTAACTTGATTTTAAGTAACGCATCCCACTCTTTAGCACCGTACTGCTTTACAAATTTAATCTTTAAATCTGCTTCTTCGTCTGATATTTGCTTCTTGCGCTTCCATTCTTCTAAAGCCTTTAGTAAGGCTCGTTCTTTCTTAAACTCTGCTTCCCGTCTTGCCCTTATGCGCTCTTGCGCTTGCTGCTGGGCTACATCTACTGCATCTTTTTGTATGTTTTCAATCTGTTTAGAAACTGATTTACCAGCTTCACGGGCAGAACCTAAACCGCTACTTAGTCCTTTTGCACCTTCAGACAACCCGAGCAAATCTGACACATTATTTGCCTGTCAGCCAATGTGCAATAAACCCTACAACAGAACTAATAGCCGATACGACCATCATGCCGACCCAAAACCCACCCCTGCCTTTATTAGCTAAAGCAAGCAATTCTTCCATGCCTTCTTCTAACTTATCTACTTTGGCGGTTAGTTGGTCAACCTTTTCCCATAGTTGGCCGTATTTAACTGGGTCGATTTCAAATGACATATTAGCCAACTAACGCTTTTACTTCGTCTTGTGTAAGACCTAATGCAGCTAGTTTAGCTAGTGCAGAAGCCTTAGTATCAATAGCGGCTTGTGCATCAGCTTCAGCTTGTGCTAAAACTGCGGCTAAGTCATAAGCCACTTCATTACCTTCTGCATCGTAAGCTATATCACCAAAATTGCGAATTACTTGCGGATATAATTTATAAACTGCATCAAGTTGTTGTGTATTTAAACTCATGCCGCAATCTCCATAAGCGTTAATGTTGTAATTGCCCCTTCAATACCAACAGAATTAAAATAAACTGTTGATGAAGTGCTTCCAGTTGGATTATTAAAATATGGGGTATAAGTAACTGAAGAAGTTGTTGCTGGGCTATCTAAGTAATTAATATTTATAGCAGTAATAATTCTTGATGAGCCAGCATAATTAGGTGAAAAATTAGTAGTACCTAATGCAGTAGCTAAATTTGTGCCGCCCCTATAAATTGTAACTCCGCACATAGCATTACTATTGCCTGTATCGCAATTCGTATTTAAAACAACAAGAATTTTATTGCTTGCAGAACTAGGAGTAATGCTTGCAGACAATCCTGTTGTTACCATTGACCTTGATGATGTTCCAATTTGAATGTTTACTGTTGATTGAACCACTTGCAATACTGAACCAGCAGGTAGTCTAGCGGATGGCAAAGTACCAGTAGTAATGCTTGAAGCACTAACTGTCTGTGCCGCACTAATACCAGTAGAAGTTAGTCCTGTGATTGTTCCATCACCTGAAATAATAGTAGGCATTATGTATTCTCCGCTGGTAATGGTGTGTTGCCTTCTTCAAGCCATTTAACTACATCAGGGTCTTGAAGTGAACGGCTTTCTTGAACATCGCCATTTTTAATGGTAATACCAATATTCTCACCTGTTGGCGATTTGTAATATTTCCACCCCGTAAAATTAATCATAATTCACATCCCGTAAGTAATATTTGCGATGAGCCGACTGGAGAAAGTAACAATGTTGCATTTCCCTGAGTTAAACCAGAACCACCAGTACAGTTAATAATTGAACTATATGTACCTTGAGAAGAGCCTAATGTAATTGACGAAAAATTACCTGAGTTACCACCAGTATTGGTATAGCTATTAAATGTCCCAGTTACTGTAATACCTGTTGGAACAACTCGTGTTTGTACTGGATGAATTAAGTTCATTACCGAACTTGCTGTTGAATAAGCAATGCCCCCAGCGGAAGGTTGGTTTTGACTTGAAAAATTCCACGCTGGCAGGTAGCGTTGGCAAAGTGCTAACTCAGTCCCATACTGTCTGTACTCAAATGAAGTAGCTTGTGTGCCTACCTCTAGCTGAACTCCAGTAATGTAGAAGGTAGCACCGTTTGTGCCGACTACGGATGTTGCTCCTGTGGCAGAAGTGTAACCTGATGCCGCCCATGCACCAGCAGTACCACTATATGTTGAGCCAGTACCCAAACTAAATATAACTTGAATTCCAATGCTATTGGTAGTTAGCCAAGTTCCAGTTGTATCGCCAGTAACAGTTACACTAATTTGTTGCCAAGTGTTTGCTGAAGATATTGTGTATGTAAATGGATACGACCTATTAAAATCACCATTAGTTAGGCAACCACCAAAAGTTCCAGTTAATGAACTACGAACCCAAAAAGATAAAGTTACAGTCTTTGCGTTTGCTGAACCCCAATTTAAATCAGCCCAGTTGTAACCTTCAATAGATTGCTGAATAAAAAAATAATCGCCAGCCACAAGTGAATATGCTGATAAAGAAGTAGCACCTAAATAGTTTGTGAAACCTACTGGTGGAGTTACAGAGCCAGCATTTTGTTGAATACTGAATTTAGATGATTGACTGACATTAGCAAAAAATCTATCTGTTATGTATGTTTTTGCAGTTGGAGTAACACTAGCACCAGCGTTCCTCTGATCCAAAACCATCGCCCCGTTTATAATGCGATTACGCATGACTGAACTAATGGGTGCTAGAACTCCACCGCTTGAATCGTTTATTCGGTTTACTTGTAACTGGCTCATGCTAATTCCTCGTCAGTTGGTTTAGCTAGTGTAGGGTGTTCCCACTTAGCAATGTAATCGCCTTTGCCGTCTGAATCGTTTTGTAGTGTGATTACAGTTAAAAAATCCTGTTGTGTAAGGCTAGGATATAGAGCCATTATTTTGTCGTACATTATGCGCTCCTTACCATTGAACCATTAAAATATGTATAAAAAGTTCCTGTAATTATTGTTGATGTTGAGCCACAATTTTGAAACATATAAATTTCAACATAATCAGTAGAACCATTCATATACATTTGTGAAGCAACTGTTGAACCAGCCCCTATTCCAGCTACAACTGAAACAAGTTGTCCTCTTTTAAATTCTGCGCCATTTTTATAAATAGATATAAGTTGACCACCAGCCGCAATAGCAGGGGAAGCACCAACTCCTGCGTTAAATTGATAATATCCAGCTACCGTAGGGGTAAATCGATAGTTTGTGGTGCTATCAAAATTTGAATTAGTATCGTAATCTTCAGTTTGAAATTGCACTTTTGTGAAAGTAGAATTTGCAATTGCAGTTTGTGCAGTAGATTGATAAACACTAAACGCTGGCATATTACCGCTAACCATTACATCGCCTGTGGCGGCTGGCATTGTAGCCGTAAAGTTACTAGCAGTTGCAGGTTCTTGGATGGTGATTTGGCCCCCGCCCGATGATTGAAGTACTAAACTCATATTGATTTCCTCGCAAATTCGCCATGAAAGCGTTGTTCTGCTAATTTTCTCACGATTTTAGCAGTTTCGATAGATTTAAAAGTGCCAGCAATGTAAATTTTGTTATTCGTTTGTATTCTAACTTGCCAGTTATTACGCATACGATATACGCCCTTAACACCGCTTGTGTTGTCTGTGCGTAATTTGGTGTTTCTCATGTTTTCAGCATGGGAAGATAGGCGTAAATTGTTATGGTTGTTGTTTGCTGGGTTGCCGTCTTTATGCTCAATAGTTGCCAATTCCCAAACACCTGTACGCAAATACCAAATAACATTAGATTCTAGGTGGCTAGATACCTTGCCATTAACGCTAAACGCACACATACGATGATTACCATTCTTTTTGGTATATAGCCCTACCAAATCATCAATTTGACCTTTGTGGGGCTTTTTAGACCAACGCAAACGGCTATCACCATCAACATACAATGATGTTTTCATCTTTTCCAACACTTCTGCTGGCGGTGTTTTTTTCAACACATTTTTCATAGTACAACCCATCGTTGGGTATTAGGAATTGTCACAACAGCACCATTATTAATAGTTATTGGCCCGACAGATAACGCATTTTTGTTAGTTGATAGCGTATAGGAAGTAGTGACAGTTACACCGTTTTCTTGGAAAACCTCATCACCGCCACCACCTGTAGCACCACCGCCTAATTGACCCCATGCACCGCCTTGGTAGCCTTCAA